ACTGGACGTGGTTTAAGTATATCGTTAGCATACTTAGACGAATTTGCATTTGTGCGTCCTAACATAGCCAAAGAATTTTGGACAGCACTATCACCTACATTATCAACTGGTGGTAAATGTATTATTACAAGCACACCAAATCAGGATGATGACCAATTTGCACAAATTTATAGAGAGGCTGCTAAAGCACAAGATGAATTTGGTAACGACACAGATAATGGATTGGGATTAAATGGATTCAAAGCCTTTAATGCTGATTGGAAATACCACCCAGATAGGGATGAAGAATGGGCAGAAGAAGAACGTAATAAAATTGGCGAAGAACGTTTTAGACGTGAACACTTAAATGAGTTTATTGCATTTGATGAAACACTAATTGACAGTATTAAACTATCTTTAATGGAAACAAAACAACCTTTTGCTAAAATGGGACAAGTGCGTTGGTATAGGCCAATACGCAAAGATAAAATATACATGTCAGCATTAGATCCTAGTTTGGGAACAGGTGGCGACTCTGCAGCAATACAAGTATATGAAATGCCAGGAATGAAACAAGTAGCAGAATGGCAACATAATAAAACAACAGTGCAAGGCCAAATTAAAATATTACGTGAAATATTAATGTATATTGAAACTGAAACAGATGGTGAAGCAGAACAATATTATAGTGTAGAGAATAACACACTAGGTGAAGCGGCTTTAGTTGTAATTTCAGAAACCGGCGAAGAATTTTTTCCAGGCACATTCCTTAGTGAAACAAAACGGCACGGCAATGCACGTAGGTTTAGAAAAGGATTTACTACAACACATAAAAGTAAACTTACAGCATGTAGTAAACTAAAACACTGGATAGAAACTGACAAATTAGAAATAGCAAGTCAAAACCTGTTGGGTGAACTTAAAGTTTTTATTGCACGTGGTAATAGTTATGCGGCAAAAGATGGCGAACATGATGATTTAGTTATGGCACTTATATTAATAGTGCGTATGGCACAAGAAATTGTTAACTATGAAGAATCAGCATTTGAATACTTGGTTGATGACGAAGATGATGATTTTATGCAGCCAATGCCATTTAGTATGTTGTAATTTTTTACGTTTTGGCATAAATAGTATAAAGAGGAATTACAATGGACTCAGTTGCACAAGAAATATTTAATATTATAAAAGGCGCCAATTATGACGTAGTGCTTTTTACAGATGCTGGAGAAAAAACATTAGACTCATCAGCAGCAACAAGATTTTATGTCCAAGATCAGGATATAATGGTTTCATTACGTTCAGAAGATAACAAGTTAGAATTACTGGTTCAAGTAGGATCAGATTTTGACATTAACGCAAATAAAACACTATTAAATAGTTTTAAGAGTGCAGTGCATAAACAAATGGGTGAATATACAGTGAAAAGATTTGATAAAAACATAGAACCAAAAGACTTCTCGCACCAAAGTGTTACAGAAGGATATAGCAAAGCATTTGGTGGCGTAAAAACAAGCTACATCCAAATGGAAAATGCAAGACTAATTATTAGACACAGTAAAGGTGTTAACGAAGAAAAGCGTGGAGCAAGAAGCAGAAATATACATAGTTTGTTTATTGAAAACGCAAATAAAGAGCAAACAAGATTCCCATACAAATATATGGCAGGCGCTAAAGCTATGGCCATGCACGTTAACCATGGTGGAACATTTGAAGATGCTAAAGGCACAGGTATTATGAATATGTGTAAAGAAGCAACAGAAATGGCACAGTTCCTTACACATGTAAGAACAAACAAATTAGTTAACGAAGGCAATGCTAATGTAGTAGAAACAATAAAAGCACAGTTAAAACAAATTAAAGAAACAGTTCGTGGTCTTCAAACTTTGAGAGGTTATAACAGCTTTGAATCAAAAGAAATAATTGAAAATGACGAAAAACCGGTTGACATATCCGATAAATTCTTATATAATACGTTTGAGAATGTAGATATGAATGATGTTCTATCTACAGTATCTCGTATATTTAACGAACGAGAGGGTAAAGATACTATGCATGATAAACTATTAAATGATACAATGGCTATAATCAAATCCGGTGATGATTTAAAATTGAATATTGATGCAAACGATCCAGATAACCCCAATAACGAAGATCCAGTAAAATGGAGCGGAGGAATGGGCCCACTTGCTAAGTTAAGTGCAATGTTATCTTATATTGGTATGACAACTAAAAATGATTCATTATTTAATGTGCTAACGCAAATGAGTAATGATGTGCATGATATGAAAACCGATAATACAATGTTAGCGGCAAAAATTGCTAACTATTTGTATAAAAAAGGCTCAGCAAAAACAATGGAAGTAGCTGTAAGCAGAGAAGAATCAATTACTGATTCGGTACTTGCAGAACTTCAAAAAAGAATTTCTTAATTTATTAAGAAATAGTGCTTGACAGTAAGCACTTAAAGTAGTATACTGTATAGGCTAACAAAGGCAAAACAACTGTATGCAATGATTGTATACTTTATAAAACTAATAAAGGCTAACATAGGCTAACAAAGGAGAAATACTATGGCAACACTAGCAGAAATACGTGCTAAATTACAAGCACAAGACTCACGCCCAAGCGGCGGGTCACAAACAGGCGATAACGCCATCTTTGCACATTGGAACATCGCAGAAGGTTCAAGTGCAACATTAAGATTCCTACCAGACGCAGACGAAAGCAATACGTTCTTTTGGAAAGAACGTCAAATGATTCGTTTGAGTTTTCCAGGAGTCAAAGGCCAAGACGAGAACAAACCAGTAATGGTTCAAGTTCCTTGTGTTGAAATGTGGGGCGAGCAATGTCCTGTTCACGCAGAGATTCGTCCTTGGTTTAAAGATCCAGCTTTAGAAGATACTGCACGTAAGTATTGGAAAAAGCGTAGTTATATCTTTCAAGGTTTTGTTACACAAAACGATTCACCAGAAGATAACATCCCTGAAAATCCAATTCGTAGGTTTGTTATTTCACCTCAAATTTATAAAATCATTAGTTCAGCATTAATGGATCCGGAGTTTGAAGAAATTCCTACAGACTATGAAGCTGGCACTGATTTTAAAGTGGTTAAATCTAGCAAAGGCGGATATGCTGATTATAGCACATCTAACTGGAGCAGACGTTCACGTGGTTTAGACCAAACAGAACGTGATGCAATTGCAGCCAATGGATTATATAATCTAAATGACTTCTTACCAAAGAAGCCAGACGCAGATCACTTAAATGCTATCTTTGAGATGTTTGAAGCAAGTGTAAATGGTGAACTTTATGATGTAGACCGTTTTGGATCGTTTTATCGTCCATACGGTGTAGATGCACCTACAGGTGCACCTAAAGTAACACCAGCACCAGCTGAACAAGTTGCGGCACCAGTTACAGCAGCGGCACCAGTTGCAGAAGCGGCTCCGGCAGCTCCAGTGGCACCAGTTGCTCCTGTTACACCTCCACCAGCACCAGCACCAGCTCCGGCTCCTGCTGCAGACAGTGGAACGGCACCGAGTGCAGAAGACATCCTAGCAGCGATTCGTAATCGTAAGTAAATAACAAAACTTGGGCATGCACAAGCATGTCCAAGTTTCTTAGATTGGAGATATAAATGGCAAAACCTTTTGACGTAAGCAAATTCCGTAAAAGTATTACTAAATCTGTTCCAGGTTTAAGTGTTGGTTTTAACGATCCAGACACATGGATTTCAACAGGTAATTACACACTGAACAAATTGATCAGTAATGATTTTAACAAAGGTGTTCCTTTGGGTAAAGTTACTGTTCTTGCAGGAGAATCAGGTGCAGGTAAAAGTTATATAGCGGCAGGAAACGTAGTAAAAGCAGCACAAGACCAAGGTATTTTTGTTGTCTTAATTGATAGTGAAAATGCACTTGATGAAAAATGGCTACATGCATTAGATGTAGATACAGCAGAAGATAAACTTCTAAAACTTAACATGAGTATGATTGATGATGTTGCACGAACAGTAAGTGACTTCATGAAAGATTACAAAGCAGAATACACCGACAAAGACAAGGACGAACGTCCTAAAGTATTGTTTGTTGTGGATTCGCTAGGCATGTTACTTACTCCTACTGATGTAGATCAGTTCCAAAAAGGCGATATGAAGGGTGACATGGGTCGTAAGCCTAAGGCTCTAACTGCATTAGTAAGAAATACAGTAAACATGTTTGGCGAGTTCAATGTTGGTATGTTATGCACAAATCATACATACGCATCGCAAGATATGTTTGATCCAGATGATAAAATATCTGGTGGACAAGGCTTTATCTATGCAAGTAGTATTGTTATTGCAATGCGTAAACTTAAACTAAAAGTAGACGCAGATGGAAATAAAACATCACAAGTTCATGGTATTAGAGCGGCGTGTAAAGTAATGAAAACACGTTATTCTAAACCATTTGAAAGTGTGCAAGTTGAAATTCCATATGAAACAGGAATGAGTCCACACAGTGGATTAACAGATTTCTTTGAAGGCAAAGGTGCATTAAAGAAAACTGGTAATAGGCTTGAGTATACAAGTCCTGTAACTGGAGAAGTAATAACACAATTTCGTAAAGCATGGGAACATAACACAGATGGATGTTTAGATACTATTATGAATGAATGGGAAAAACAACCAGATGCTATTAAAGACCATGACGGCGACAACGATGATACCCAGGAGGTAGTTAATGAATCTGAGTGATAACGATTTAGAGTTATTTTTACAGATATTTGATAAGGCAATTGCACATATACCTGATAAAGCTAAAGAAAAATTTTCTGAAGACTTTATTTTTACACTAGATGATTATGGTGTAGATTTGAAAAGGCATGCAATTGAAATAGGTGATCATGATGAACACTTAGATGAAGCACTTGCAGATCATTTTGAAGTTAATGAAGACCATGATTCTGATGAAGAATATGCAGAAGAATATTGGGAAGAAGACGAATAATGAGTGACTGGTATCGTAGAGTTTCAGGTAACATGGGAGAGATAGTTAACGCTATCTCTCACTATGAAAAAGAAATAGATCAAGCAAAGTTTGAATGTAGTATGAAAGGTGTTTTAGAAAAGCAGAGTAGAGATATGCCTGGTATTGTAGAACATAGATTTAATCAATTACAAGAAGTAGAAGCGATACTAGAACACTTAAACACAGAAATGCGTAAATTACGTAGTCAAACATTTAGAAAGTTTTTAGAAAACTACAACAAGGCATTAAGTAGCCGTGATGCAGAAAAATATGTAGACGGAGAAGCACCAGTTGTGGATTTACAATATCTCATTAACGAATTTAGTTTAGTGAGAAACAAATATATTGGTATAATCAAAGCATTAGAGGCCAAGCAGTTTCAAATCAATAACGTAGTTAAACTACGTGCCGCAGGATTAGAAGATATATCACTCTGATAAATAATACTGAGCACAATGATGTGTTACTAAACTCAAGAGTAATAAATGCCCTCACCATTTAAAAAACCCTGGCACTTCGATAAATTCAAAGAAGATAAAGAAGGCGACTATGTTAAAATAGTAGGGATATTAGCAGGTGACTGGAAAGCAGAAATAGAACACGCTCGTAGCAAAGGTGTAACAAATCAAAACTACAACGAACAAAGATACGAGCATGCGGCTAATGTTAAAAGCAAAGATCATGTTGTAGAAGATGCAGACAATCCAGATGGAAAGCCAGAAGCAACTATGTTTCGTAAAGTTAATTACGATAAGTT